TTTTTGAGGCCAGATAGTAGCCGTCGTCCGTCATGATCGGCGTGCCGTACTCGTCTGTGACCAGCTCGGTATCATACGCCGCTTTTGCCCGGATGTAGCAGTTAATCTGTGCCATGGTCGGAATCGTTCCAGTCGGGAAAAACGACATCTCCAGTGTGGATGCGCAGGCATTTCCGATTCCGAATTTTGCAAAGGCTGCCCGCTTGATCGAGTAAGACACGATTTTGTCGTGTCCATAATCCACGCCGTTGATGGTAGCCTTAAACTCAAAATGGCGGCTGTTTGCCAGCAGCGTGCTCCATGTTGAGCTGGTTGTCTGCATATAGCCGCCTCCTAATTCTGCGTAAATGTGATTTTGACGCCGGAGTAGTACGTTGTAGCGCCATTTTTAAGCGTCGCGGCCAGCGATACTTTTTCGACGCGCATGTCCTCTGTCACCGTGCCATACTGCGGCAGGTCAAAGCGTACTGATATGCTGCTTGCCGTCAGCAGACTGTATAGCGTGCGCACTTCCGCGTCCGTAAGCGGCATAAAGGACGCTGTCAGAACGGTTTTCCAGCGGACGATGGTATTGTGGTCGATGCCGTCCAGTGTGGTCACTTTGGACCCGTACACCGGTGACTGCTCCGCTTCGATCCCGTATTTGAGTAATTTTGCGCTGTAGTCGGTTCCCGCGATTGTAAACGTTACTGCCATATCTCACCTCACGCCATGACGAGCTGGCTTCCGACAGACCGCGTGCGGCGATTGACCACGTTGATGACTTTGGTCGCGATCGTCTCGCCATCCAGATCCAGATGCACGGTGATGGTCTGCGTTCCGCCTGACCCGGAAGTCAGTGCCTTAATGTTGCTGAGCAGCTCGGCCGTGTCTGCCGCATTGAGCACAGTCTCACCGCGGTGCAGCGAGGCAGGATAATCGTCGTATGGTACATAGGCAAGCCCGGACGCGTGAGACATTGCTCTGCCCCGGCTGGAGTTTCGTGTAGAGGATGTGCCCCCGAATCCTCCTCCGCTTCCGAAGCTTCCTCGGTTGCTTCCCTTCGCCGCTCCGCTGCTGGATTTTCCGCTGATGACATCGCTCAGATTCTTTCCGGAAACAAGATTTCTCCAGGCGTTTTGAAACCACGTTACGACCTGGTTCCATTGTTCTTTCAGCCCATCCCATAGGTCATTGATAATCCCGATACCAGCCTCGCCCAGTGCGTCACCAAGTTCGTTTATCCCATCGATGAGCGCCTTGATAATTTCCTTGGCTGCGTCCCACATCTTCTGCTGATTGTCAGGGTCTGTCAGATATCCTGCGAGCTGCTCAATGATCTGCACCGCCGCGTCAATCAGTTTGGGGACATTGTCGACGAGAGCTTGCACCAACTTTGTAATGATTTCTGGCGCCTTATCAATCAACGTGGGGAGCGCGTCAATCAGCCCTTCCGCCAGAGCTGTCATAATGGCAATAGCCGCATCCACGAGCTTGTCCACGTTATCCGTCAGCGTCTCGACGATCTGGATTACAACATCCACGATGGTAGGGATCAGCTCCGGAAGATCGTCAGCAATAGCGTCTGCCAATGTCAATATGATTTGTAGCGCCGCGTCCACGATCTTTGGTAGATTGTCGATGATGCCCTTTGCCAGCGTTGTAATGAGCTGCACTGCTGCGTCGATCAGCTTTGGAAGATTATCCAAGATGGCCTTTGCCAGGCTGGAGAGGATGCTGCCTCCCAGCTCCATCATCTTCGGAAGTACATCAGTGATTTTCTTTACGAACTCTCCAATTCCGTCATTGATGGATTTCAGCCCGGACGTGTCCCCGGTCAGAAGTTTGCTCAAACCGTCCGTGACTTTGGTCAAGGCGGGCAAGAACTCTGCCATCATCTTATTTTTGAGACCGCCAAAAGTGCCTTTCAACAGCTCCAAACTGTCCCCAAAGTTGTCACTGGCCTCAACCGCATCGTTGGACATCACAAGCCCATACTGTTTGGCCTGTTCCATCTGCGCATTGATCGCATCAGTTCCCTGATTGAGCAGACTGCCCATGTCTGCCCCGGCCTTCCCGAGCAGCTTGGAGGCAATAGCTGTGCGCTTGGTTCCGTCCTCCATTTTGGCAAGGCCGTCGATGGTCGCTTGGAGCAGTTCTTCCTTTGACATCGAGGCAACCTGCTGCTGGCTGATACCGAGTTCTTGGAACTCCTTGGCGTTGCCTTGTGCTTGCGTAGACAGCGTTTTCATTCCGACCTTGAGGCTGTCCACGGACGCTCCGCATTGCGACATAACATAGTCCCACTGCTGGTAGGCATCGGCGCTAATGCCGATTTTCTGGCTCATGTCGTTGATGTTGCTTCCGTAATCGGATGTCGCTTTTGCCGCCGCGACGAATCCGGTCGCTACTCCGGCAGCTGCACCGACGATGGCCGTTCCCCATTTTGCGGCGGTTTTAATGCCCTCTCCGAGCTTGCTGCCGAGGGATTCGGCCTTTTTGCCTGTGCTGCTGATCGATTTTTCTGCGTCGCCGGAATTTACGAGGATTCTGCCAACCAGGCTAAATATTTCCATGGATTAAAGCCCCCTCTCGGCATCAAATGCTCTTAAAATGGATTCAGAATCTGCGATGATATCTTTCTCCGGTTTTTTCGGTTTTGCGCTGGACAGCAGCGCAGCTTTGTAGTCGTTAAACGACATATCCATCAGCGGATTGACAGCCCATCTAAAAAACAGGCGGTCGTTTTCCTCTTGCTCATCTGCGAACTCAAGAAAATCGACCGCCTCTTTCAGATCCATTCCGTCTAGCACTTCCATCCCGCCGTAGCGGCGGAACATCAAGTCGCGGATTTCGTACCCATCAAACCGGACAAGCGAGTAAAAAAAGCGTGTAGGTCATTGGCCTCCTTGATCTTCTCCAGAAGGCCGACGAACTCGTCAAGACTCATTGCCTTGATTTCATCGACCGTCTTTTCAGCCAGAGGGGCCAAAAACTTGTAAATTTCCTGCTCCGCGCCAGCTCCGGCCAGTGCCTCGATGATAGTCAACGCCCCGGTGATTCCGATGGTTTCGGTGTCCTCTTTGTCCATCAGGCCCTTAACAAGCTGCGTAAGCTCGTCCTTGATACCGGATGCCTTAACGATTCGCATTGCTGCGAAAAGATCAGATGTTTGCAGTTTTTTCATACTTACGCCACCGTCGGATAGTAGATTTCAAACGGAGCCGTCTCCATGTCGGTAATGTCGTAGTGGCCCGTGAACGTCACATCCACAACAGCCTCGGCCTTATCAGCCGGAGAAACGCTGAATCCATTGAGGCATAGCGCGTTTTTGAGCACGATAATGACAGGGCTGGTGTCACTACCGGACAACTTACCGACCCATGTGATAGTATCGAGATAGTCGCTTGATTTGATCTCACTGTTGCCTGTGATCTTGGTGTAGCCGGTCGGAGTGGCCGTAGTGGCCGAAGTGGCTGCACCGAGCGCCGCCTTGATATTTTCAGCCGTCAGCTCTTTAACCTTGGCCGTCATGGTCGCCGTCCAGTCATCGATGGTCTCCAGTTCCTTGACGTTCTTTGCCGCACCATCAATAGCAATCTGCCGGACAGTCGGAACCGCGCTGAACGAGCCGCCACCAGCCGTCGCGCCGAGTGGCTTCAAGGTGGTCTTGTTCTCCTCGAAGCTTTTGGAGACGTCATAGTTCAAATAGAACGTTCCTGCATCCAGCAGCAGGTGCTTCGGCGTGTCAGCCGTCAAACCGTTAAATTTCATGTATTGTTGCTCCTCTCATACAGGTCAACTGCGAACAGCAGCCGCCTCCGTATAATCTTTTTGTCGTCCTCCTGGATCGGCATGCGCTTGTCTGCCCAGGATGCAAATTCAATGCTGTCATCGATAAAAATATAGCCGTCGAGCGACGCCTGCACAGCGTCGGCCAGGATCTCGCAGGCTGCCGTGTCCGTGCCGTAGTCCAGAACATTGATCTCCAACGAGACCTTCGTGCGCCCGTCCAGCTTGCTCAGCTCCTCGGCGCTATAAACGATGCGAGGATACGGCGCGTCAGATTCCGCGTGGTCATAATAGACGCTGGAGCATATCGGAACCAGAACGGCCCTGACAGCAGCCCTGAATGCCATTGTTTTAGTCACCAGTTCCCATCTCCTCGTCCTCGTTGATCAGCCCGAGCGCCCGCTGCTCGTCCTCTACGGCGGACAAATACTGCGCTTCGATGTTTCTGATGTTGTCGATATTTTCTGCCACAGTATTGTACAGAGCGCCGATTTTGGGCTGTTTATTTGTGCCAAGTTCCTGATATCCGCCATACCAGCCGGATTTCTTAAATCCGACCTGCAAGTCCTGCTCCTGTTTGCGCACCCAATATTGCGTGTTCTTGGCGAGACGTCCAGTGCGGCGCTTGATCTTTTGGCGTGTGCGTTTGCAGACAAATTTACCAACATCTTTCAGCGCAGCGCGGGTAAGCTC